AGACTTTTGGAAATCCTTGATTACGGTTCCCATTGAAGCTTTGTCCATGTTCAGCTTTTCTTCAATCTCTATTTCTTCAGCAACCTTTGGATGTGATAAACCATAAAGACGCTTTTTCGCTGTCTGATGGGCTGCTTTATCTCCGCTTATCCAGACATTCTTGCTGAAAGACTTTTGAGCTTTGGCTTTGTAGTTAGCAGCTTTTTCTGGTGTATCAAGGATCTCGTCGATCTGCTCAGCTTCTTCGTTAGCAATCTTACGAACAGCGTTCTTACGATTGTAGTATTTGCGAGCGCCATCAGCACTGTTGCTTTTTGCAAACAAACCCGGAAGTTGCTTGCCAGCCTTTTGTGCGTATGCATCTTTCTTTTCTGCCGAGATCTCGTCGATCTGCTCAGCTTCTTCGCGAACTGCTGCTTTTACTTTAGGTTCAGGTGTGCCATACTTAGCATCGCCCCAACGCTTCTTCAAAGCAAGGTTACGACCTTCTTCGCGCTTTGGATTATCTTTTGTCTTGTTGATATAACGTGACAGTGTGCCACCGAGCTTGTGATCGAGTTCTTCGAGTTCTTCAGCTTCTTCGGCAACCTTTTTCTTCTTACGCAGCAGGTGGAAGTCATGCGCGTCAACCTTGCCATTCTTGTTGGCATCGATCTTGTGCTGATCACCCTTCAGCGCTTCATATACTTCTTCGTCTTCTCCAGGATTGTAGCCCTTACGATGCTTTGGACGATCGGCCATCTTGACCTTCGAACCCTTAAAGAGTTCATCGTCATTGCCGTTGCGATCGTCAGTCTTTGCAACTACGTGCTTGTCAATGAACTTCTGCTCGTCAGGATTCTTGACGACCATCGGCCCAAGCTGTCTTTCATTTAAGAAATCTTTAAGCGTCTTCGCCATCGTCGTCTTCTTCCTCTGTGTCTAAATCTTCTAGGTCGAGATCTTCTATATCAAATTCTTCGTCTTCGAACTCATCTTCGAACTCTTCGTCGTCGATGTCAAAATCCAAATCATCTTCGAATTCTTCTTCATCGGTATCTTCAGGTTCGTCAGAAGCAAACATTTGCTGAGCATATGTGGTATGCTCGTCTTCTAATCTCGCTGCGATCTTTTGACCCATAAGATCATCAAATGCCGTAGCAAATCGAGTTGGCTGCTGGTCGACAGCTGCTCCAATTAGTTCGTCAATGTCCATATAAATTCTCCAAAATTCTTTTACTATTTATAATGTATTTATTTTCCTACCAAATCTGGTACATTTGGAATAGGAGTAGCTTTCGCTTTCGGTTTACCAGGAGCCGGAGGAGTCGCATCGTCCTCAGTAGGAGGTGTGCCTACATCTCCAGGAGGAAGTGGTTGTCCATCTGGACCCATTTCTGGTGGAGCATATTGAGGATTATCAATTTCATCGGCGATCTGCTTGTCGATCTGTTCCATGTCTTCTTCTGTCTGATAAAGAACGTTACGACGAATCCATTCGTGCGAGTAGTATTTGCCTGCATAGTCGTCGACATCGCGAAGCATCGAGATACGATCGCGAAGGATCTCAGTATTCTTTAGCTCAGCGAAGTGATTATCTTCTGTGAACTCATATTTAAAGTTGTATTTAAACTCTGACCAATCTTCCGAGGTAATAATACCCTTCAGAATCAGTTGCTTCTCAAGAATCTTATTGAAAACATCAGAGAATCTTGCACGAAGGCGAGTAATGAATTTAGAAAACTTGACTTCGTCGCGAGTTACTTCAGTGGCTCTTCCGAAGTTGAACGCCTGTTCAGGATCAAGACGAGAAATAGGAACGTTCAGAGCTTTATAAAGCTTACGTTGGAAATAAACGATATCGTCGATCTGTCCGAGGTTTTGTCCACCTGGAAGAGTAGTGATTTCTGTGCCCTTTCCGCCTTCACGACGAGGTAGCCAGAAATCTTCGAGCATTGTCATGTGCTTACGATCGTCGCGGATCTCTCCGGTTCCTGCATCGTACACTACCTTATTCTTAAAGCGAGTCATCACATCACGAAGATATTGCTCAGCTTTCATTTTAGGTAGGTTACCGACGTCGATGTAGAAGATACGACGTTCAGGTGCACGTGAGATACGATAGATGACCAATGAGTCTTCCATCGCCTTTAACTGGTTGAGAGGCTTGATAGCCTTCTGTAGATAACCAAGAACCATGTCACCTTTGACATTGACAAGGCCAGAAGATACGTTGATAATAGCATCGACCGCTATCTTAATGCCTTGTGTAGTAGGATCTTGATAGTTAGGCTGAGTTGGTACTTTACCGAAACCATTCTCATTGTAGATATAGAACTCTTCGCCCGTAGCAGGAATAATGACGTTCGAATCCTTGGCGGCTTTTCTTTTCTTGTAAGTTTTGACTTTACGAAGTTTGCGAGGATCTACGTAGCGCAGTTCTTGAATGCCTTCGCGAGGAGCCTTCTCGTCAATCATTAAGTGATAGAATATTCTACCGTCGACATACCACTTGCGGAAAATTTCATAGGCATGCTGATTAAACTCGAGCAACTCGAGCACTTTATCAAACTCATCGAGGATAAGTTTCTTGACTTTGTCTGGTTGCTTTAAGTCGTCAAGATTTAAAGATACGACTTCTTTCTTTGGATCAATAACAACAGCTTCGTTGATAATATCATCGACAGCAAGTTCGATGTCTGGATGCTGAGCCATCTCTCTATACTTCGAGACGAGCTCTGACTCGGTGCGAATGGCACCTTCCATATCAACATACTGGCCATAGGCTCCACCTTCGGCAAGAACAAGAGCTCCATCATCGTCCTGTTTTGGGGCAAATGATGGAAGCTCTTTTTCTTCTTGCTTTCTTTTAATTTCAAAACCAAATAACTCGGCCATGGGTTCTCCAATTTAAATAACGAAAAAAGTAAAGGGAATGATTACCCTTTACTTATTAATCACCGCCGGCATCGCCTGTCTGTCCGACCCTACCAACTGACCAGTAGTCATATTGGAACGTTACCTGGAACAGTTCGATTTGATCGGTTGTAGACCAGTCAAGTTCGATTGGGCTGATATTACTTGGGAAGATTCCGTTGAAATCATAAGTACGGATCTTCGAACCGTCCTTACCAAACTGAGTAACTGTCGCCTGTGACTTGTATCCAGGGCCAATTTCTCTTACGTTACGTTGTAGACGATTGATAGCATTCGACCATTCTTCCATTGCGTTACGGATCAGGAAGTCTTCATCGTTGATGATTGTTACTGTCCACTCGGCGAACGTTCTGTCACCAGCTAACTTCATTTGACGACCAAAGTAAAACACTGGAATGACTCCAAGATCAGAGCCAGGCAGCTGAGCTGCCTGACACATGAATCTTGTTTTTCGATCTCCAGCATTGTTCGCGGGATTTGAAATATCCACTTGGAACAGGTTTTGTCTTGCACCGCCAAAAGCTAGTTGGCTTCTCATTTCATTGATATTAAAAGCCATTTACTTTCCTCCTAGGTTTATCTTATTTATTAGAACTGGCCAGCGATTTCGTTGAACTCGACACCAGATCTTACGGCGACGAAGTTTAGCTGGATGAAGTTGATCGACTTGGCAGGCTTGATGTAGATGTCTCCAACAAAGCGATTGCTGTCGATTACTTCAGCAGTGTTGTTCGTCTCGTCACAAACCACGCGGAAGTCAAAGATTCCACGACGACCTTGAACGTCGCGAAGATATGGCTCAACCAGATTAACAAACTGTGATCTTGTGAAATCGTCGTTGAATTCAAACAGAGTAGAGTTTGAAGCTGTAGCGATTGCTTTTTCAAGAACGATGAACAGACGACGTACGTTAATACGATCGAATGCACTTGCACGACCTAGAAGAGTCTTATCTCCGTAGAGTACTGTTCCTTGACCTGGGAATGTTACCACTGGGTTGACGTCGTTCTTGTATAGAAGATCTCTGTCATTTTTGCCAGGGCTGAATGCCAGTTTAACAAGATTTCTGATTTGACCGCGAGTGAATCCAGCTGGAGAGAACCAAGGATCTCTGAGGCTATCACTGCGAGCTGTAAGGCCAGCAATATCACCGTTCAGTGGAACGTAGCGATATACGTCTGCATACTTGTCGTACTGATACTTGTAACCAGAATCCATGAAAGCGTATGAAGTGTTACGTAGAAGACGTCTGAAATCTACGACATTCTGTGCTTGAGCATTTTCTGTATTCACACCTACAACATCAGAGTATGCTGGAGAAACGAACACTACGCAGTCCTTACGAACTTCTGCAATATTATCGATCAGATAGTTAGCTAGCTGAACATCATTAGTACCAGTTGCCTTACCTTGAAGAAGTAGAGAAATATCTACTGTGCTTGCATCTGCAAAGAGATCATATGCAGCACCAAGAGCGGCCAGCGATGCGGTGCCTTCTGTCGCGCCGTCTACACCGCGAACAAACGACTTTGTATATGTCGTTGTGTTGGTCGATTCAGCAAGATCTGCAAGAATAGCTGAAGCAGCTCCTGCTCTGTCCTTTGTTGCCCAAACCCAACGTGAGAAGTCATTGATAGCAGTCTTATAGTAGTTGGTCGTACCGTCATCTTTCTTGGCATCTGTTGCACGTGAAAGGTTTTGGTAGATTTCAAGAACTTGACCAGGTGTTCCGCTGATCAGACCATCTTCGTCAACTACAACAACTGAAACTTCGTCAGTAACAGTGCGACCCGCATTTGTCATCGATGAAGATACACCTGGAGCAGATTCTACAACGTTGAAGTATTCCCATTGACGCTTCAGCGAAGTACCGCTGAAGTTAGTCGACTTGTTCCAAGTGGTATCGAAACCGATATTGAAGAAGATGTTCGTACCATCGTCAGCTTGTGCGCCCTTCGAAGTAACCTTCATGTTCTGCTTACCAACGTCAGTATTACCAACTTCTACGTAGTCGCCCACCGAAATCTTATCGCGAACTGCTGTAACCGCAAGACGTGCTTGTGCAAGTGTAAGACCAAGGTCTGTTGCAGATTGCTTAGTGAAGTATACGTCTGCGTTGGCAGCGCCGTTCGAGATAGCAACCGCTGAACCGCCAGAAGTGAGTGACAGTGAAAGACCAGTAGTATTAGCTGCAATAACAAAGTAAGTTGTGCCTTCAGATAGACCCTGAATACTGTTTACACTATTTGCTGCGCCTCTTGCATACCATACTGCATCACCATTTGTGAACAGCGTATTTGCGGTTGCAAGCGAGATGAAGTTAGTTGATACACCGTTTGATCCAACTACTCGCGCGATTGAAGAATTGGCTACGCGATCGGCGAAATCGTCTCCCGACCATACGAAGACAACGTTAGCAGTATTGCTACCCACAGCGATCGACATCGTAGCGCTTGTAAGATCTGCAAGAGCATAAGTGTTTGCTGTTGTTGAACCATAAGTGGTATTAGTTTCAAATGTAACTGTCTCAGCATACTGAGCTGCGCTGTCGCACATCGAAACCTTCAGCGAGTTGCCGAGTGCACCAGGATAACGAGCGATGAACTCGGTTCCTGTGAAGTTGCTGGCGTTTGCATTTAGGTTTTCGAAATCTTCTGAATTCTTTACTACTACACTTGATGTCACTACTGTAGCTGTATTACCAGCATAAGCAGATAGAACGCGGTTGTTTGCAATGAATGAAAGCAGAGATGAACCACTTGTAGTAGCTGCTTTCGAGATAGTGATCGAGCTGTTAGTTACTGCTGTTACAAAGGTGTTATCAGCAATGCCGTCACCTTGTACGAGAACACCCGCAGTAAGACCAAGAGCATTACCGTTGGCAGCAAGCGATACGTCACTGTCAAGAGTAATAGACGAGCTATTAGCAAAACCTGATGTGGTTCCTGCGCGTGAAACATACAGTGCATTTCCGTATGAAAGGAAGTTGGCTGCTGTGAAGAACGTTTCGTAGTTATCCGAGTTCGGCTTACCAAAAC